GAGGGGGACTCCCGAGGGTGATGGGTTTGGGTTTTAGTAGGAGGATTGGGTTATGGCCCAATTCGAGTTTACCGAGACAGACGCTGGTGTAGTGAACCAGTTCTGTCGGCAGATGGAACGTGGCGAGAGTCACGACCATATCGCTTCACTCGGAGATTTACGTCTCTGTGTGGACGATCCGACGATCGATGCGGATGTGATCCGTCAGCGATTTGTTGGCGAACTGTGGAGTGCTTGTGGGCTGGATGGCTCACCAAGCTGGCGGAGAGAAGCGGAGCGACTGCAGTCTCTGTGCATGGGGTCATCTTCACGGTGTCTACCATATCAGGTTAAGAGACCTGATGGTGGGATGTCACTGCAAGATCGATTCTACGTGCCGTTCACTGCGAGAGACATCCATCTCGATTCACGCTCCGCCGATTATGCCGACCAGCAGGTCGCGAAGTTGTGGCCACGTGGGAAGGCGAGGATTTCTCCAATACCGCTGGATGATGCGGTCTGCCTTCTACGTACAGACACCAACTTCGGCTTCCCGAGGTGCACGACAGATCATGAGGCGAACTTCCATTACTACTATCTGGAGTCATCCAGACTGGAGTCGGAGGGTTTTCCGCTCGCAGAGGCATCGGACTATCCGTGCGTTGGTACACATCGCACGGCGGCTGCGGGTTTTCATCAGTATGCGAAAAGTCGTGCGTTGTCCATGTACAGTCGCGTTCTCATGAATCATGAGAAACGATGGCAAGTCCCGTTCTTCCGCGCGTTCCGCGAACTGAGACCGTTCGCTGCGTGGAGAGGTCAGAGGGACGTCGACATCGCCGTGACACAGATGCTGGACGACTACCCAGATGATGTGAAGTTGTCTCTCGACTTCACTCAATTCGATGCGACGGTGCCAGCTGAAGTGCTGACAAGGTTCTTCGGCATCATGGCATCCTGGTGTACTTCGGAGTCGAGATGCGCTATTAGCTTCCTCGCGGAGGCTTTTCTGCGCACAGGGATTATCCTGCCCGATGCTGTCCTTTCTGGAGAGCAGCGGTGTGGAGGTATTCCCTCCGGTTCGGGATGGACGAACTGGGTCGGAAGCAATGTGAATCTGTGGGTCATGCATTACGCTGCACGAAGGTGCGGTGGATCGGTGCGTGACATGCAGGTGAATGGGGATGATGCTGTCGTTATGTTTCATAACGTCGACATCGCGTCTCTCGCAGCAGTGCTTCTTGATGAGTTGGGTATGCTGATCAAGATGGACCCAGCCAAGAACCTCGTTTCAGCGAAATACGTGCGGTACTTACAAATGGAGCACCACACGGATCAGCGTGAGGAGGGTCTGGTGAGAGGTTTTCGTGCCGTCAACCGTATTCTAGTCAAGATGACTGGATTCGAGCGGAGGATGGCCAAGAAGCGTCTTGGGACACGTGATGCTTCTCCTACTCGATGGAGAGGCGTCTTCAACACCTATCGGTGGCTGCAGCAGATGGAGCCAGCGCGGTACCAACCAAAGGTAGTGCGTGATGGGCTTCTGCTGTGGTTTCATGACAAGGACCAAGTGATTCAGGAGGTTTTGCATGCTATTGAGCACGACCTCCCAGAGGTCTATGTGGCCTGTCAAATGTTGTCGTCGAGTGATGAAACCGTTGAGGCGGTTTCACCCCGAAGTTTCCGCAAGTCGTGGGTAGTGGCGGGGCTGCGAGATCTGTACGGTCTGTAAAGACCCGCACGGTGTTCCATATCGGAGGTTCTGATATGGGTGATCTCCTACACTTAGGGCTGGTATTTCAGCCCGTTATA